GCTAGGATTGCATCCATACTTAGCGCAGAAACTACCAAGAGCTTTATAACGTCCAATACTAGTCCACTGAATTAAACCATACCCACCAGAGAGGCAGTCATTATAAGAGACACGGGCACCACCTTCACAGATGTTAGGAATAAACTTACTCTCCTGCTTGATGTTTCCCATCAGTGTAGCAAGAGCATTGAGATCAGTAATATTAGTTTTTGCTTGGAGTTCAGTCAAAACAAACTGCTCTGACGGGGTGCAGTCAGGGCACTTCCAAGTCTCTTTGTACTCCGCTACCTCAGCAGCAACCACTGGTGGAATAGTTGCTGGTGGGGGTGGCATCAAAAATGCTGTAAGTGTCTCAAGAATCATAGGTAAAGTAATCTTTGCGGTAATAACGACCGAGGATATTGCTATTATAGTAGGTAGGCGTCCCATTGTCAAGTGCCTCCGTCAGAACACCATGAACGAAGAGCTGGCGTGTCTCCTCATAGTTGACTCGTCCTGGTGTAGTATGTAAGGAGAGGATTTCTCTAGCAAAAGATTCCCGTCCATATTGCTTAACATCTTCTGTAAGTTCTGGACAACTTCCATAGTACTTTTTCCAGTTACTCTCACTTGTAACTCTTCGCCGCTTGCCAGTATTAGAACTAATTCTAGGCTTTCGTTTCTGCCAGAAGTATTTTCTACCGATATAGGAACGGTTCGTGGTGCTACAGGTAATTTTGTAAACAAAACCATAGTTGTCCCCAATAAGACTCCCGTCAAAGACGCTGCCACGATAGATCCAGGGATTGGGGTACTCAGGGTACTCTTGAGTTTCTTCCACATGTTCATAATGTTCTTTCCTTATTTATTAGGTGGTTCCTCATGAAACCACCAATCATCAATTTGCTTTGCTTCTATCTTTTTTTTGATTTTAGAGTTTAAAACCAGAGAAAGTATCTTTCTTAACATCTTGTTTGATTCCACCTACAACGTAAGACTCAACTTCCGTTTCTTGTGGAGCAACTTGAAGACCTTTAGAAGAGATCCAATGCTGTGTCCAGGGAAGAGGATTATTTTTAGCAGCAATATCATAAACAGGTTTAAGTCCAATCGCTTTCATACGACGATTAGCAATCCACTCAACATACTGTTTGAGTAAAGTATCATTCAAACCAATCATACTGCCATCTCTGAACAGATGGTCTGCCCATCTCTTCTCTTCGTTTACAGCACGATCAAACATTGCATAAGTCCACTCTTCTTCTTCCTTCATGATTTGCTTCATTTCAGGATCATCTCCTGCTTTCCACTTATTCAGAATGTTCTGAGTGATCGCCAAGTGTTGATTCTCGTCTCTTGCAATAAGGGAGATAATTTTTGCTGAACCTTCCATAAGTTTGAGTTCACCGAAGGCGAAACTACAAGCAAAAGAAACATAAAAACGAATACCTTCCAGTATGTTGACATTCGCAACTGCTCTGTAAAGTTTACGTTTGACCTCTTTGATTTCCCATTGTGCAGATGGTGAATCTTTGAAGTCAGACTGCCACATATTACCATTGCCCCATGTTTGGGCATTATTAATAAAGTCATCATATGACTCCGTAACACTTCTAGCGCGTTCTAGAATGCGTTCGTCAGAGATAATATGATCAAATACATCACTGGGGTCAGAATAGATATTTTTGATGATGTAAGTATAGGAACGACTATGGATCATTTCCATAAATCCCCATACTTCCATACATGCTTCTAGTTCAGGCAGAGAACAGTATGGAATGAATGCCATACCAGGACCACGACCCTGAATAGAATCTAGCATGATCTGATACTTCAGGTTAGAAGTATAGATGTGCTTTTGCTCTGGACGAAGCAGTTGATAATCACCACGGTCTTTCTGTAGAGACACTTCTTCAGGTCTCCAGAAGTATCCAAGTTGCTGTGTAGTTAGTTTTTCAAAGATAGGATACTTGTATGAATCATACCTTTGAATGCCCAAAGGAGCACCAAAAAACATTGGTTGCTTCTTTGTGTCGTGAGGGTTGGTATTAAATACCGTCATTCCCTTCACTGTATCTGCGGTCTCCTTAGGTTCACCGCTGTATCCTCCACTGAGTTTAAACTGCACAGGATTCACACTCTCCCTCCTCGGCTTGTTCTAGTTGACTTAATATGGTTTCAAGTTCAGACTTATCCTCTTCCACCTCATCAGTCTTGATGTCGTAGGTGTTTTGATAGTATGAAGTCTTCCATCCATACTTATATGTAGTCAGAAGATCATTTGCCATGACGGAAACTGGGACCTCATTGTCTGGATAGTTCTCTGGATTGTAACTCCAGTTACCAGAAATTGCCTGATCAAAGAACTTCTGCATCACAGCAACAATATTAATGTAACCTGTGTTATCAGGCATCTCCCATAGCAATGTATAGTTCTGCTTCAATGATGAGTATTGAGGAACAATCTGCTTAAGGGGCCCTTTCTTTGATTTTTTAATGGACAAGAATCCTCTAGGTGGTTCAATTCCATTTGTTGCGTTTGACACAACGGAACTGCTCTCCGAAGGCATCTGTGCGGACAGTGTGCTGTGTCGGAGTCCATACTTAGCGATAGATGCCCTAAGACCATCCCAATCATGCGCCAACTCCTGTGTAATAAGGTCATCAACTTCCTTCTTATATGTATCAATTGGCAGGATGCCTTCAGAATACTTAGTACGTCCAAAGTATTCACAATGTCCTTTCTCTTCCGCAATACGATTAGAGGATTTTAGTAAGTAATATTGGAATGATTCGGAGAGTCCATGAACAGCATCCCATGCCTCCTGAGACCCGTAAGAGAACCCTAGTTTGGCAAGGTAATGGGCAAGACCAATGAATCCTACTCCAAGCGATCTCCGTGCCTTTGTAGCGATTTCTGCTGCCCGTACAGGATACTCCTGATAATCAATCAACTCTTCTAATCCCCGCACTGCAAGGTCACATAGATCTTCAAGTTCTTCATCAGAACGAATCTTACCCACATTAACAGCAGATAAAATACACAGAGCAATTTCACCAGGCATCTCTTCATCAATATGATTCAGAGGATCTGTTGGAAGAGTAATCTCTTGGCAGAGGTTACTCATATTTACTTTGTCCTTAAAGGATGAGTGACTGTTGCAGTGATCGATATTCATCAAATACAAACGACCAGTCTCTGCTCTCTCCTTTAGGATATTCAGAATTAATTCTTGTGCCCCGATAGTCTTTCTTGGAACAGACTCATCTCGTTCAAACCCCACATATAGATCATCGAACCTGTCAGTACCAAAGGAATCATACAGACCCGGTACGTCATTCGGTGAGAACAAGCTAATTTCTCCATTCTGGATGAAACGCTCGTAGAAAATCTTTGATAGTTGGATTGAGTAGTCAAGTTTCCTCACTCGGTTGTCTTCTGTTCCCTTATTATTCTTAAGAACAATAATGTCTTCTATTTCTTGGTGCCAGATTGGGAAGTGGACGGTTGCTGATCCACCACGGATTCCATTTTGCGTACAGCATCGTACAGTTGATTCAAACTTTTTAAGGAAAGGAATAACACCTGTGTGCTGAACTTCTCCTCCACGGATTTTGCTGTTGATTCCGCGAATCCTTCCAGCGTTGATGCCGATTCCAGCCCTTTGCGCCACATAACGGCCAATGGCCATGTCAGAAGTAAAAATACTATCCAAGGTGTCGTCAACATCAACAAGAACGCAAGACGCGAACTGGCGTAAAGGAGTTCTGACTCCTGCCATAATTGGTGTTGGGATGTTGAGTCTGTGCCTGGAGATGGCGTCATAATACCTTTTTACATAAGACAATCTAGTTGCCTTAGGGTAGTCTCGGAAAATAGTCAACGCGATCATGATATACATGAACTGCGGTGTTTCGTAGACTTTGCCTGTGCTTCTGTCTTGTACTAGGTATTTATCCACAACCTGCCGCAATCCGGCATAGGTGAACATAAAATCTCTATCATGATCTACGAAAGTCTCCGCTTTCATAATCTCTTCTAAAGAATACTTTACAAAGATATCTTTATCATAGATATTATCATAAGCCAGTTTAGTAATATGATTTACTAGATCCGGCAACTCATGCATCTTACCAAACAACTGCTTTCGCAAAGAAAATAGTAGAAGTCTAGCAGCAACGAATTGATAGTTAGGATGCTCTAGATCAATAAGGTCAGAAGCACTCTTAATCAAAATCTCTTGAATTTCTGCTGTAGTAATACCATCATAAAATTGAATACCAGAGGTCATCTCAACTTGACTCGCAGAGACCCCTGCAAGACCTATGGTTGCCTCTTCAACCATTGTATGCATCTTATCAAGGTCAAGCTTCTCAATCTGACCATCTCTCTTCGTAACCTTTAAACCGTTGCTCATTTCTTCTTCCAAGTAGTAAATTTGAGTTTTGCTTCTAGTCCACTGTAGACATTAGATTCTACAATCTTTTTCACATTTAGT